CATACGATTAAATGATTACTTAATTGTTTGCGGACACCACGTGATGAGGCATCCGCATATAGCATTTACAGTGTGATTGTGTTTATAATCTCCAAGTTGATGTGTTAAGTGTAACCTGAATATTCATATACGTTACATTGTTAAATGTATATTCAAAATAGATCTTTCCTGCCTGGTCAATTATGAGGTTATTAATTTCCACTGAACCATCCGACCTTGTCAGGAATAAAGAGCTCCAAATTTTTCGATCTCCTGTTGGTGCGATCATTTTCATAATATTATCAGGAATTGTCCCAAGTCTTGTTGTGCCGGCAATAGTTGAACCCTGAGAAAGTTCAATCTGTCCATTAATGTTTAACAGTCCCGAGAAATGGTTGTATGAACAGTTCCATGAACCTTTCGAGTAGTTAGGAAGACCTGTATTATGAATGTTAATACCCTGAATCCACTGGTTACGTGTGTTAATGTCTGTAATATTCTGCTCATTCTGATTTGCTTTGTTGCTAGCTGAGCTTGCTCTATTTGTCGCGTTCTGAATAGATACGTCCTGTTGCGCGTTTTTTGTTTTTAAACTGGCAATGTCTGCACTGTTAGCGGTCACAGAATCATTTAACTTCTGCACATTTTTTGATGCATCTGACGCAACTGCCTGAGCTGCACCCGCCGCACTAGTGGCGTTTGCCGCTGAATCCGCGTTCGCTTTCATCTGATTGTCAATTTTCAACATATCTCCGTTGTAGTCACCAAGGTAAGTAGGTTTGTCCGTTCCGATATACTGTGACAATTTATAGTTTGTTGTTTTGTTTGTGCTACTCATAATAATCTCTCCTTACATTAATATATCTTTTGCTGTGTTATCAAACGTGTACGCCGTCATGTTGTAACCTACAAAGGAATCACACGTTAGTGATTTTAGGGTATCAAACTCGTTAACTGTAATAGGCGCGTTGCTGTGTAATTCAGCCAACTGATAAATCACATCTTGATAGAATACGTATTCACCTGTTAACGGTGAGAACATATATAACTGGCTTGACGGTATTAATTTACACCCGGCGTATAAATCAAAGTCGTGAGCTGTCATGTTTAGGCGTTCAAAACTGTTACAAGTTAACGCCAACCCGTCAAATTCATCACAAGTTATTCCACAATATCTCGCCGAGTCATAAATGTCACCAAGGATTCTACATATACTATCATATTGACCTGTGACCGGATTGTAACACTGTATATTGTTACAAACATATTTGTCTATATAATCAATCAACCTGTCAATCTGTTGATTGATGTATACATATGTTTCACTGTTTAGACGGTACACGGTTCTTGTCAACTCCGTCAATGAAGTCGAAATATCATTTATTTTCCTGTTTATTGATACTTCGAGATTTGTTATTTTTTCGTTGTAATCAGATTCAACAGTAGCAATTTTTCCGTCAACATACCCTTTAAAGTCAGCAACTTGTGTGTTCACATACTCTTCAAGGGAATGTATCTCATTTTCAAGTGTTGCTTTTAATTGAGCGATTTGCGTGTCCGTGTAATCTTTGTATGCATCCGTATAGTCATTGATAGCTGAAATGCATTCATTTATCTTTTTTTCAAGATAACACAAAACCTCATAGTATGACTGTTTGTCATTATAAACTGATGGCAGATTACAACAACTTAACCTGATTAATGGTGTTATTTCCATATTATCACCTCACTTTTACCACATTTCCATAAACAATCTTCTGCACCGTTTTAACAGTATTGCGTTGATTAAATACGTACCCTCAGAAATTGCTCTAAAATATTTTTCACTATTGCGTGTGTCTGTTTCATTTTCAGAGAGTGTCCTGATTGTGTTTCCTACACGGTTACTGTTATTTTTCCCTGATGAGTTACTTGTTGTGTTTGTGTTGTTATTTACGGTTGCTTCACCTCTGTCCATTTCAGATGCATAGTCATTTGTGGCAATTGTGACTTGTGGGTTGTCTGAATGAATAGACTGCGAGTTTTGTTTCTGATTTGAAGTACCTGTAGATACTGCATCTTGCTTCACATCTGTGTTACTTGTCTCTGTGTCGTTTATGTTTTCATTGTGTTTCACCGCCCTTTCTCCCGCAACGTTAGGCATACCACCAAGCAATACATATTTTTGTTTCATTTCTTCCATGTTTTCATACATTAGACCCTTAAAAAATTGCTTATGCATCCCCAACGTTTCTTGTCCTATTTCATTGTTCAAATACCTTGTTAAGTATGCGGTCATAAACTCGGATTTTCCGTCACCTGTGTTGTTATACCAAGGAAATGAGAAGTCGAAAAAAGCGTTTACGCCATTCTCAACCAGTTCATCCGGTGATAGGCTTTCCGAGTTTGGTACAATGTTTTGAAGTATATTATATATAGTTGTGGTATACTTACTCAATAACATCACCCTTTCTGCCAATGTTTGGCATAAACTGTGTTGGCGCGTTCAGTGGTGTTGGTAGGTTCGATCTAAATTCCACTTTCGCTTCCCATCCGAACAATTTATTGCAAGCGTCAATCGCACGTTCTCTTAGTGCTAGAGCTATATTTCGATTACCCTCAGTGTGACCGTTGTTTCCGGCAACTTCATCAGATATCAGTCTTTCTCTTTTTTCTGATGGGTTCGATTCATAACCAAGATCAGTTAGTACACGCGCCCACAATACGGTGAGTTCATCTTCCAACTTGTCAACAACATAAGGCGCACCTAATGATATAGCCTGTAAATTCTTGATGTTGATTGTATCACTAATCTTAATGACCGGAACATAGTTGGAGTATTCGTCACCGAGTACCTGATAACTTAGTTTTTCGTCATCGGATGAAGCAATCGCAACAGGTGTACGTTGACTATACATGTTAATGTCACGCGTACGCCACACATTCGCCATAGTTTCAGCATACATGGATGCAGTATAATAATATGGAAATGCGGTCGCTGAATCCCACATGATCACAGAGTTATCTTTTCCGTATTCTTTCATGTAGCCATTGTTAGCATACGCCCATCTATCCTGCGGTACGTTGTATATATCATACATTCCTGACAGGTTCACTTTCATGAACGCGAAAGCATCTGCAATATCGTCATAGATGAATGACCCCAAACCATGAAAAAACATGATACGTTCAATAAAGAATGGCTCAATTGATTCAGGTAACCCTGTGTACTTGAAACGATTAACAAACAAGTTCATGATACCGTTAAAAAAGTAGAATTCAACAATATCTTGCTTGTTACATGATTTGTTGATATTCTTTTCATATACCCGGTAGGGGTTTTTCACTGTACCCATACTATCACCTCTTTTCTAATTGTTTGGGAGTGAGTAGTTTCCTATGTCATCTGTGTGCCATAGTGTAACTCCCCGATTGAAAATAGCTCTAATCTGTTGTAACTGTGCCAAGTCAACCGCACCTGTGAAACCACACCCGGCTGTTTTTACGTAATTCCATGTTGATCGACTGTGTATGCTTGGTGTTGCGACTCTATTGATTGGATAGCCGTACACGTCAAAGAATGAGTCAATCACCCTTGCAAATTCTTCCTGACACGACATAACGTAGAAACTGAATCCAGTTAAAGAGCACGCAACGTTCACATTCTCAGAAAGTGATTTACCGTGGACAGATGCCGGAACGACAGATTTGTCTCTAAGTTGTGCCAATAATGACATAGTACCCTGTATTGCACTAGCAGAACCTGATGCCACTTGAGTTCCGCCAACAGCTCCACCTGTGGCTATTGCGGTTATTGCACCAACAGGTGCTTGCAATGAGTCAGCTACAATAGACGTAGCTTGAACAGCCAGTGCGCCCTTATTCTGAGCAACCCACGCTTTGAACGTGTCAGACTGGAAAGCACATTGTGGAAATCCTGATATCACTAATGACTCAGAAAATAAACGGTTCACGCCTTTATAATTTGACGGAGACACTAACACCTGCGGTAAGGTACACATTGCACCAACTATTTCAAAGTCAATACTGTGATCGGCATTGTTCGATAATTCAAACTTATAGACATTTGCCTGACCCTCGTTATTATCCACCATAGCGTAACAAAATGGGTAGCTATATAACTTGTTGTTGCGTGGAATATAACCACCGAAAATATCACCTTTGTTTAACGGTAACTTGAACTCTACCCGGTTTGAGTCATCATCCTTTATCGCGTTAATGCATATTTGAGGAGCCATGAATATAGCCATAATATCGTCAACAATACCCTCTTCTGTGTATTGTTTGATTAGGTTGTTTACGGTTTCCACGTCTTTGACACTGTAATGTCCCAACGATCCTGTTCGATATATTCCGTTAACTACTGAACCGTCAAAAGGTTCACCTGCTGTCCCCTCTGAAACATAGACACAGATGTCCATATTGTACAACGGATATAGATAGGAATTTGCCACTACCGACTCTCCTGTTTCAAGATTTACGGGGATCTGATTTGCCCCGATTCTGTCCTGACTTTTTGGAACATGTCCCCATTCGATAAAGCACGGCTTCACTTTCAACTTATACCAGTTACATTGAAAAACATCCAGTTCAAATATGATTCTAGTTGTACGCTCTGATCTCCACTCTATTGATGTAATGAAGCAGAATACCCATTCATCATGTAACCCATAGTTGTTGAACGCTAAGTAGTTGAGATCAAGCGCAGACATTTCAGTGAATGGTACTTTCACGTCAAGTGACCCAACTCTGATTGGTGACATTTCATCCAATCCACTGGAGAGATTAACTCTCCAGTTCTCAAGATGATTTAGCAAGTCCTGTGTTGAGTTGTATAATCTAACATGGTTATAGGAATTATCCCACGGAACACCTCTATACAGTCTTAATTGTGTTTGTGGTGCACGTGGCACAACGTTCGCCTGTGTAGGCATTGGAATCATGTTATTACCCCCCTATAAATTTATTACCTTTTTCTGACCTTTTTGTGCCACCGTTTCTATTTGTTAACACAACATCAAAGTTAGCTCGCTTTGTTAAAATTTACAGTTGTTTTTATGGTTTCATCCGGTCTGTAAACAATTTCAACCGCAAGAGTTGGAGCTGTTTCATCCGAGCCAACATACAACTGATCTGTTCCCGGTAGAATGTATGTGTCTTTTGACGTTGCACCGGATACACTGTAGGTAAGAAGCTTCTGACGGTATGTACCTGTTCCACCTATCACGGTTGCCGGAATATTGGTCACTGTACCCGGTGTGTATGTTCCATCTTCTGCGGAAATAGTTAACGACTCTGTAGCTACCTGATCTGTGGTGAACACTCTGATCGGGTAGAACGGTGACGCACTAATCATTTCCACCATAGTGTAAAAATAATTCCATGCAAGAACATTTGCGAGTCGCTGATCGCTCATTTCACGGAACTGATCTCTTACATTGAAAAATCTAATATCCATCAACACACCCTGAATCGCTGAGTTCGCGAACTTGTCAACAATGACGGTTCTCACATCCATCTGTGCTTTATCGAGATGGAACGCATAAGCCAGTGCGTCAACACTAATCTGAGCGTTAACTCTCGGTGTTGTGATGAAGATGAGGCTGTACGGTTCAGATGTAGAAGTCGCACCCGCGATATTGTTCGCCGGGTTCGGGAATTTAAATTCATCCACTGCGGATTTTACCTCTGCAAGCATACTCTTAGCAGACGCTTCATCCACAACAGCCGGAACAGTAACAGCCGGTAAAATCTGTTGTGTATAACCAGTGTCAATCATACCTTTCATAGCGTTGTATTCATCCCAGTTCGCGCCGGATACGGCTGACTGCATCTTCATCCCCATCATATCGCGGATTCCGTATTCTGTCAAAAATGCTGACCGCAAGTTATCGAATGTTACTGTAACTGGGTACTGCATATTCAGATTGACCTTGTGGAACACGGTCATGATGTACGACTGATACTGCTGAAATGCAACCTCGTAGGATTCACGTGGGTCGTATAATTTCCCTTTGCACATATTCACGAATGTTTCTTCATGCGTCATACCATAACGCATAGGATCTTTTTTATACATAGCAAGAGGATTTTTCCAAGCTGTTGAGTCCACAGTCTGTAAACCGATTCTCTCAAGTAGAGACGGAATAATCTGATTTTTACCTTGTGAATAACTCATCATTGATGTGAAAATCTCAGACAGATTGGTAATAGTTGGCTCAGGTATTCTGTTTTCAAGTTCATACTCTGAGCGCATTGCTTTTAAGATTGCCATGTTAGTTGCTTTTGTTGCCATGTGTGATCTCTCCTTTCTATGTGATGTTTCACGTGAAACATCTATCATCAATTACTCTGTTTCTGCTGAAAAGTCCAAGTCATCCAATTTAGTTACTGGTTCAGGCGTGATTGGTTCATCAATCGGTTTTTCCAATGCACCGCCATTCTGTGTCATGATTTCCTCTTTGAATCGTGTCTTGTACTTTTCTGCAAGATCGTCATATTTTGCTTTCCATGTGGTTTCATCCTCTGTTGGTGTTCTTAACACTGTGAGTGCTTCGTCAAACTCCTCAACATTTTCAAGAGCATCAATAATCTGTGTTAACGCTTCTTCTCTTGTCATACTCTATTAGCTCCTTTCCATAGTGGCATACTATATAACCACAATTTTGATTTCTTTTTCTTTTTCGGGTGTGGGTTGTTTGGGTTAAAATTTTTTAAATATTCGTACCACTTTCTCGCGTCTTTTCGCCGTTCTTCCTCAACCTCGACTCCGGCACGTTCGAAATTTTTTAGGAACGCACTCGCAAGATACTCAGGTTCATCTCCAGCTTTTTTAAATTCCAACCAAGACATTTTATATTGAGAGGTTGGAATCCACTGACCGGATGATTCTGTCTGAGTATCCAACCACAAACACTGCCCGTCACCGTCATCAATCTCGAACCCCTGACTTTTCGCCCAGTTTGTGTAGTTTGTTGCGGGTGTCCACTGAGCGAGTCCGAAACCTAGACTATAATTTCCCTGATCTAAGTTTTGCCACAATCCTGGGTTGATATTGGATTCTCGCTCAAAGTTGCCAAGCATACCCGCAACAGCGTTTAAAGTAAAACCATAACCCCACATGATAGAATAAAATACATAAGCATTGTTCTCCATTTCTTCCTCTGTGAGATAGTTATTTTTTGCAATCCATTTAAGTTTTGTGGCTTTTCCTAATCTATAGAGGTCGGTGTAGTAATCAACCCCGGTCACAAAGTTATTTATGGAAACCTGTTGCGCAAGCGGAACATTCGCTGTGTGTGCACCCATTGTAATGCCACCATTGTCTGCGGGTTCATAACACATTTCTGTGTGTTGGCGCGTCGCATTACGCACAACTAAAATGTCACCCGCTTGCCACGGAACAGCGTCTGTTTTGTAATGTTGTGCACCAAGGTCTACCAAATACTGACCCATGTTGGCTGTTGTGAACCAAGGATTTTCTTGAAAATACCCGGCTTGCGTTAATGCCTGTGATATTAATGAAGAGCAATCATAATACGTGATCCCGTTTACATTCTGTCCACGCCGATATTTTTGAGAATATCCAATGTTAGGCGCATTACACGCGTTAATCATCCATGTGTATGCTGTGTTAATAGACGGCATATCACCACAACCTTATAGTCTGACCTTTGTAGATCAAGTTAGGGTTCGCGATTCCATTTAGGTTAGCGAGCGTCTGATAACTCGTGCCGTACTGTGACGCAATGTGTGACAATGTATCACCTGATCGTACCGTGTAATACTGTGAATCACTCGCGGATGAACCTGACGCAATCGCCAATACCTGGCCTGGATAGATGGTGTACGGTGAATGAATCCCGTTTCTATTTGCAATATCAATCCACGAAACACCAAGTCTTTTTCCAATGGAAGTTAGACAGTCACCGCTTTTTACTGCGTACGTCGTGGCGCTTTCCGTGTTCGTGTTTGATGAATACACAGCGGAAATTGTGAGAACCTGTCCGGGGTAAATCAAGTTCGGGTTCGCGATACCGTTCAGTTCAGCAAGATATTTGTATGTTGTGTTGTATCGTTGTGCAATACGTGACAACGTATCACCTGACTGTACAGTGTAATACACAACACGATCTTCTGCTTTGTGGTTTGGCTCAGACGGTTTATAGTTATCTGACGCAACATAACCCGCTAATTTATCCCAACCTGCGCTATCGCCGTAAAACACATCTAAGTCCAAGTTACCTGTCCAACCATTCAACCGACCGGATGATGTATACTGGAATAGTGGTGTCTTGCCTGAGAACTCACCAAGGTCATAATGTAATGATGGGTTGTCTATGAATCCATAGATTGTGTTATAACCCGCATAATACCCCGCATTCCATAGAGAATAATTCTTTGCCACTTCCGACCAGTCATATCTGTGAACCACACTGTTTGACATATAGATCACGGGTTTCACACCTGTCATGTTATAGACAGCGTCTAGCCAGTCTTTCGCCCAACCAACACCTTGATCGACCGCGGATGATTCATAATCCAACACCAATACAGATTGACCAATATAACCGGAAATGTGATTAACGAAATATTTCGCCTGTGCGATCGCATCACCTTTCCTCGCGAAATGATATACGCCTGTCTTTTTTCCGCTTTCTTTTGCATCTTGGTATACTCTGTCGCAATCCGGGTTAACATAGCCTGTACCCTCTGTTGCTTTTGCGATTACGAACTCAACATCATGCATCTGTGTTACGTCAATTCCACGTTGCCAGTTAGACACGTCAATACCGTTCATATTTGCACTCGCTGTGACTGGTAGTGAAACAACAAGCATAACCGAGAGGAATAATGCAATCAGACCCTTACTTTTTTTCATCCACATTCACCTCACTGTCTAGCTTATCGCACAGCTTCTGTAACACAATAGTGTTATTATTGAGTGCGTCTGCCATTGTCTTGATCTCTTCTGCGTGAGATTCTGACAACTGTTTGAGCTGTTCGGAGTCCTTGTCACGTGTGTATTTCTGATAATACATGAGTACACCGCAACACACAATCGGAAATCCGACCATTGAAACAGCGTTAATAACTGTGTTAATAGTGTCCATACCTCCACCCCTTTCTCTGTGACGTTTCACGTGAAACACGAATCAAGATGTTTCACGTGAAACATGAATCAAAACAAACGATTAAACGAATAAGCAATGCCTTAATCGTTAAACACATTATAGCAAATTAAAATAGCGGTGTCAACCATAAATTAGTTGAAACCGCTATTTTTCTGCCCGTGACCTCTAAGATAAATCAAAGGGTGCGTTACTCCACCCACCCCGGTTGGCTACTTGCCCATTAACGCGCCCGGGCGTGGTCAGTGATTCTACTCAAAGAGGGGAGCAATCTTATAATAACACAATTTATTATGTATGTCAACCTATAAAAAAGATAGCATGTCTAGCATCATATTTTTACAAGTGAGGTTTTGGAAACGCATCAAACCACGGTGAAAATAATTACGTAACGCTATAATAATGTAGTTACTACTGTTCACCATCACTGCGCGATCGTCAACAACGTCTGTGTAGTTGAAACAGACACGGCGTGGGAATGTTTCGTCCGCACCCTCTGACACGTAAATGCAACTGTTGTATTTCCTGACATTGTACCACATTTCATTGTAGCGTATCGAAAGCATATACTCAGATACACCGCTAGGTCTAGCAATTAAAGCATCATTGTCATTTAAATATATGTTCTGTGACGCGTGCGAAAAGTATTTCGAGCCGGAAAATGCGCGGTTAAAAGCTGAACTCTCAAAAGCTTTACTTGCGTTCTCGTTGTAGGTTCTTTCGTAGACCCAACCATCCCCTCGCAATATTTTTGTGTCACGCTTTAGCATTTTATTAATTCCCAATGCCTGATAATATGGATTAAGAATTGATACGGTATTACTCGCCATGTATAAAGGAACACGCCGACTCTGCTTTCCATCACCACGCGCAATAGATGTGTGTATTGACATTAACTTATCTATTTCATTCGGAAGATAGTTATTTGACTCGTCTTGGTACTCGTCAAAAAACCCGTGAGCAACTTGCACAAAAATAGAAGACATTCGCTTTATTTTTCCTGATAATGACAGTGGCAAGCACCAGCCGCACGGTTTGTCATCTAACAACAACTGCACCACAGCACCGTCATACAATTTCTTCTCCGTCATAGTGTGACCATTGTAAAACAAACGGCGAATATCGGTAAAAAACGAGTCAGACATAGATTGCATATCTGTTTTATAGCGGTAAATCAAATAAAACTGGTTAACGTCAGTCTTTTCTTTCAAAAACGTATCTATTAACCTGCGTTTAAACGACACTGTTTTTCCTGCTGTTCGGTTTCCGTCTGCAATATATATATCAGGGTTTTTTCCGTTACGGTCTTTTAAAGTTAATAGGTAATTACAATCATAATACTTTTCCACGTGTAAACACCTTATACCTTTCTCCACCTGCTGTCACAACACTGTAACATTGTAAACCTTTTCTGCCTGTATACGGTGTTACAGATCGTATGCATGTGTCATTGATAATGTGCATTAATGTATCGTTGGTTATAATAGTCATATCTAATTTTTCTATGCTAATCATGCAGACACCACTTTCTATGCGATGTTTCACGTGAAACATCTTGCATCATAATATAATTGAAAAGGACGGGTTTCCGTCCTTTCTGTTTAGTCATCATATCTAGTTACAATGAGGTTTGTTCCGTTACCCTTTGCCAACTTAATGCTTTCAAATTTTACGCTGATCTTCTTTTCTTCAACATCGTTACTGTCTCCAACGATTGCGCTCAGGTTTCTTAATCTACCCTCAACAACTTTTGACGCACCAGTAAAAAGCTGTCCATTCACTTTTACAACGGAAATCGGAACTTCTTCAGTATCCAAGATTCCAAACCCCTCAAGTACACCCTCTACTTTCTGTTCAACTGCATCAACAAATCCAAGTCCTGAACCTACGTTCGCCATATCCATTTTTGTGATATTATATAACATGCTTATTTACCTCTCTTTCTTGAACTTCTGATTGCTTCAACCTCTTCCGGCGTGAGTACCTTATGTTCTTTCAATGTTGAGTGTGCAACAAAATCGCTTTCGCTCATTACACGCTTATCTGCATAGAACAAGCACTCGTTCACATTAATAATAGCGTTTTTAAACTTTTTACCTAATACAATCTCAGCCTTTTCTTTTGAAGTACACTTCTCAATAGAAACATCAACTTCTCTTGACTGAATCCCATGATCTGTTTTTTCCACTACTTCTGCTTTAACTTCTGCTGTGATATTTGTTCTTGTAACCATAATATTAACCTCCATTCTTTTTTTAATCATTCATTTTGATTACATTATCATTGTAAACCGGATTGACTTTTTTGTCAACACTTTTTTGTATTTTAAATGTTTTATTTTTTAACAATATACCGCCTCTGATTCTTACACCCTTTAAATTAGCGCCCTCAAGTTGCAAGTTTTCACGTAGCGCGGACACCGGTAATCCGCGGTCAATAAACTCCTGTTTCGCCTGTTTCGTCATACCTGACGCTTTTAAATTCAAATAAGGGTCACACTCCTCGCCATCCTCTGCTATAACGTGTTCTGCATATGTTTTCTGACGCTCGTAATATGCGAAATCAAAATCACATTCATTTTTCCAACAGCAAAACTCAACAGGGTCAACAACTACCATTTCAGCCGGTTCTAAACCTTGTAAATGTATCGAATCTGTGTCTGCATAGCAAAATCTGTCGTAGTTAGCTATTGCATGCCTGACCGTAAAATTACGAGCGTATGATGTTATAGCTGAGCCAATAGGAATATAACCGACAGTTTTTTCATGTTCCTCATGCAATATGAAACGGACGATTCCATCCTCAGACATATATGGTTCTTTCCATGAACTATCATCTGACATTGCGAACTTGCCGTACAAGTTGTTTAGAAAAAGTTTAGCCAGTGTCCGTTTAAAACCTTTACTTTTCTTTTTCATTTCTGCGTATGTGTCAATGTAACCGTCAAACATACCCGGTCGAGCATAGAACCATACATGGTCAATGATCTGTAGATCATATAAGTCATAGGTTTCTTGTAATAATAACCAATCTGTTTTAGTTAACACAAACTCATGTACTGTGTCACATATATTTCCGTCATTATCATAATAATATCTATAATATACACCTTTATGCCGTATATCTGAGGTGTATAGATTTTCATTCCCTTTATAGTGAGCGTTACTACGAATGTGTAACCACGGAAAAGCTCCGTCTTTCAATTTAAATCGAAACTTACAACGCACAAAATAGTAAAAATCATTTAGCTTGTTCATATCCTCAGTCGGCGCACCTAAGCAATACTTTCCACGCCCGTACGGGTAATAGTTGCCCGAAATACTGTGCATCATAGACGGATATAGAGAATTTACATCATAGACTTTACCAAGTGTGATGGTTCTATGTGCGTATCTAGGATTGACATAACACCAACCACCGGAATATGAACTGTGTACATATTCCCACACATTGTTATAGGCGCAAAAATCATAATGCATGGGGTCATCACGTAAATCAGGAAACAGTCTATCAAAATCCTTTTTCGTGTATTCAGATTTAAATTCCGATAGACAACATGAACCTATTGTTAATTTGTCATGACCCTCATTGAACATCATTTCTAGAGCCTCTTTTAACACCAACACATCATTTTTTATGTATTCCTCTTCTTCCGGTGTTATATTGCAATACGCGTGTCTGTCACCTGTGTACTCCATTTCTAACTTTTGGTGCTTTGTGTGAAATGATTCGCCGATTACTCGTAGTGATGCCGGCATGAGCTTTAAACTATTTCTTATTTCTAGTAGTGTGTGTGACCATTTAACTTTAATGTAATACCATTGACCCATAGCTGATATGGAAGTTTTAAACTGTCGACTTTTCATTTCACTATCTTTTACATTTGTATGTGTGTAACCCTCGCGAAGCAAAAAATCAACAACGAACGACCCGTCAAAAGATAGATTATGGAAAAATAAAACGTTGTTTCCCGGCATGCGTAAGAATCTAGTTAGAAAATCACGTATACTGTG